AAGACTTATGGAGCCAAAAAAGGCGAAAAAGTGTTCTACGCTAGTATAAATAAAGGAAAAATTAAAGGAGCAAAGAAAAAATAATGTTATCTAAGCTTTTAGGTGGATCTTTAGTTGATACTGTAGGAAAAGTTATTGATTCTGTGCACACTTCTGAGGAAGAAAAAGGTCAAATTAGAATTAAACTTCAAGAATTAGAGAATGAAATTAATTCCAAGCAAATGGACATTAATTTAGCCGACGCTCAGTCCACTGCTACAGGTATTGGTGGTATTATGCAGCGGTCGTGGAGGCCCCTCATAGGCATGAGTTGTGCTCTTGCCATTTTTTGGGAATATGTTGCTAAACAATTTATTATGTTTCTTCTTGCTGCTTTTAGCATAGAACACGACCCCTTACCTGCGTTAGATATGGGTGTCTTAATGCCTTTAGTCATGGCTCTTTTAGGTATGGCAGGTATAAGATCATTTGAAAAAGTTAAGAAACTTACCAAATGAAAAAAAAATCTAAAAAACTTACAACGACAATCCCACCAAAGAAAGGTCCTGTGTCACAAGGGTTGAAAAATACTTTCAAAAAGATACAAATAGTTAAGATAACTAAATAAGGATTCTTAACATGAAACATTCGTATTTTAAAATACCAGGATGGTTTAACTATTCTGAAACCTACGACATCATTGTCGATCAAATTCCAGAGGATGGTAAAATTGTAGAGATTGGATCTTTCTTAGGTCGTTCTACACATTATCTTGCTACTTCATTAGTTAATGCAGGAAAAGAAAACGTAAAAATATATTCTGTTGATACTTTTGAAGGATCTACAGAACACGCAAACATAAAATTACCTAAAGATTTTTCATCAATCTTTCGAGATAACCTTCAATATTTTATTGGTAGAAATATGGTACATGTTTGTCAAGGACGATCTGATGAACAAAGAATATTAGATATGTTTGAAGATAATTCTATTGACTATATCATGGTTGATGGTGCTCATGAATATGATGCCGTACAAGATGATATTATAAACTGGTGGCCAAAGTTAAAAGAAAACGGAACGATGGTTGGTGATGACTATTTACTTAATTCTGTTGCAGAGGCAGTTAAAGATGGTTTCAGTCAATTAAAAGTACCTAACTTTGGTGCTAATAGAGCTATTGAACAAACATGGTATTGCTCAAAAGGTAATAGTAACAAAGTTTTTGAAAAAAGAATACCCGGAGTTAATGCTTACGTATGAGTGTGTTTGTAGTTTATAACTTGAAAGAAGAGCTTAAAAAAGCAAGAGAAACATTACTTGAAAATCTTACACAAGGGGTTGAAAAAATGGAAGATTACAAGTATATTTTAGGAAAGATACACATGTTAGATATGTGCCAACAGGAGCTTTCTCGCCTGCTGGAAAAAGAGGAGAAATTTGATGACTAAAACTTTATACGTACCTGAAGACGTATTACAAAAAATGAAAAACCCTTCTGAAGGGGTTAAAGCAGATCGTAAAGAATTAGAAAAATTACCAAAACCTGTAGGCTGGAGAATATTAGTTCTTCCTTTTAAAGCAAAAGAAAAAACAAAAGGTGGAGTTATTCTTACAGATAAAACAGTGGAAGATTCTCAATTAACTGCATCGGTTGCTATGGTGTTAGCTGTAGGTGATGATGCATATCAGGATAAAGAAAAGTTTCCTAATGGTCCTTGGTGTAAACAAGGCGATTGGGTTGTGTTTGGCAGATACGCAGGATCAAGAATGAAGATAGATGGTGGGGAAGTAAGGTTACTCAATGATGACGAGATACTCGGTACCGTTGATAATCCAGAGGACATACTAACAATACTTTAACATGGGAGGTACCATGCAAACAGAAATAACATCTGCACAGAAAGACAAAATGGTTGATCTGGATGTATCCGGTGACGGACAAGTTGTTGAGATTGAAGATAAATCTCACGGCACAGTAAAACCAGAGTCTTATGAAGAAATCAAAACGGAAGAAAAGGATCCATTAAATCCAGCTGTTGAAGAACAGTCAAATGAAATGGATGAGTATTCCGACAAAGTCAAAAAAAGAATTGACAAAATGACTTGGAAACTCAGAGAAGCTGAAAGAGAGCGTGAAGCTGCTCTACAGTTTGCTCAGAACGTTCAAAAAGAATTATCCGAAGCTAAGAAAAAAACTTATGACATTGACAAAGGTTATATGTCAGAAAGTGAAGTTCGAAACAAAATGGCTGCGGATCTTGCTCGTCAAAATCTGATTGCTGCTCGTGAAGCGGGTGATTATCAGAGAGAAGAAGAAGCACGTCAAGCTTTGACTAAACTAGATTTAGAAGCTGAAAGAATTAGAGTAACTAAATCTAAGAAAGAACGTGAGTATGAAGAGTTCCAAAAACAGTTAGAGCAAGAGCAACAAGCTTACGCTCAACAACCTCAACAAGTAAGACCACAACCTTCTTCTAAGGCATTAGCCTGGGCAGAGAGGAATCCTTGGTTCAGACAAGATGAGGAAATGACTGATTATGCTCAAAGAATACATCGTGGTTTAGTGGCAGAAGGATTTGACACAGAGTCCGATGACTATTATGATGAATTGACTAATAGAGTTAAAAACAAGTTTCCAGAATCCTTTTCGAAGGGTTCGGATCAGACTACCGGAGGTAACAAAATCGTCCAAAATGTTGCTTCTGCTTCAAGGTCTGCAACCAGTGGACGCAAATCTGTTAGGTTGACTCCTAGTCAAGTAAAAATAGCAAATAAGCTTGGAGTCCCTTTGAGCGAATATGCTAAGTACGTTTAAGGAGGTACAAAATGACAGATAATAAAACACCAAGAAGTGCACAAACAAGGGAAAAAGAGGCTCGTAGAAAGCCTTGGACTCCACCGTCTCAGTTAGACGCACCGCCATGTCCTGATGGATATAAGCAAAGATGGCTCCGTCATCGTGTTAATGGAGCAGATGATACAAAAAATATTACTGCTCGTCTCAGAGAAGGCTGGGAACTCGTCAGAGCTGATGAGTATACCGCAGGTCTTTACTCTGCTTACAACGGAAACATCAAATCTTATGAGGGTGTCATCAGCGTGGGTGACTTGCTATTGGCAAGAATTCCAGCGGAAACAGTCGCAGAGCGTAATGCTCACTACAGGCGAAAGACTGATCAACAGACTCAAGCTTGGGAAGATGATCCGCTAAGAGAACAACATCCTAGCATGCCTATCAATAGTGATAGGCAAAGTCGTGTTACTTTTGGAGGTTCTAAAAAGGACAACTAAAAGAGCACATAATTATAAAGGAGATGAACTATGGCAAATCAAGCTGGATATTACGGATTTAGACCCGTTAAAATGCTCGGTGCTGCTTACAATGGTCAAGGCCAGAATGAGTACAAAATCGGCAATAACGAGGCATCCGCAATATATCAAGGCGACCCAGTAATATTGGTCGCAAATGGTGCTATTGATGTCGGTTCAACTGCTGGTGCTGAACTTATTGGTATTTTTAATGGTTGCGAATACACTGATCCAACTACAGGAAAGCCTACTTGGAGTAATCACTACCCAGGAAGCATAGCAGCAGATGACATCAAAGCTTATGTCATCGACGACCCAAATGTAATATTTGAGGTTAAAGTTGATGACGCTAACGCCGGTCAAGCACAAGTCGGTACAAACTGTAACATCGCAACATATAGTGCAGGTTCCTCAATTGATGGAATCTCAAACGTTGCTATTGATGGTAGCAGTTTTGCAGTAAGTGCTGCCGCTAACTTTAGAGTTGTAGGTTTATCAACTGATGTTGATAACTCAGATTACACTGCAGCAAATGCAGCAATCCAAGTTAAAATTAACTTACATTCTCTAACAGATACAACAGGCATATAAGGAGATAAATAATGGCTATATCTAGAAGTCAACTCGTAAAAGAGTTAGAGCCAGGTTTGAATGCCTTATTCGGCCTGGAGTACGGACGTTATGATGCAGAGCATACTCAAATCTTTGAAACAGAAACTTCTGATCGTGCATTCGAAGAAGAAGTAATGTTATCAGGTTTTGGTAATGCTAGAGTAAAATCAGAAGGTGGATCAATTGTCTATGACAATGCGACAGAAACCTTCACTGCACGTTACACACATGAAACAATTGCACTAGGTTTTGCAATCACTGAAGAAGCTGTTGAAGATAATCTTTACGACAGAATCTCAGCAAGATACACAAAAGCTCTTGCTCGTTCCATGGCAAACACTAAGCAGGTTAAAGCTGCAAACGTATTAAACAATGCGTTTGACTCAAACTTTGCTGGTGGTGACGGTGTAGAACTTTGCTCTACTGCTCACCCACTTGTAGCAGGAACTCTTTCAAATGAATTAGCAACTGCTGCTGACCTCAACGAAACTTCATTGGAACAAGCTCTGATTGATATCGCAGCATTTACTGATGAGAGAGGTTTATTAATTTCAACTCAAGGAAGAAAGTTGATCATTCCTTCTGAGTTACAATTCGTAGCTGAAAGACTAACACAGTCACAGTTAAGAGTTGCAACAGCAGATAATGATATCAACGCTCTAAGAAATATGGGCATGATTCCTGAGGGGTATGTTGTAAACCACTACTTAACAGATCCAGATGCATTCTTTATCAAGACTGACATTCCAAATGGATTTAAGTTGTTCCAAAGATCACCAATTAGAACATCTATGGAAGGTGACTTTGACACTGGTAACGTAAGATACAAAGCTAGAGAGAGATACTCATTTGGTTTCTCAGATCCTAGATGTGTATTTGGTTCACCAGGTGCAGCATAATCTAACCAACATATAACAATTAATTAGGGGGCTTTCATGCCCCCTTTTTTTATGGTACCTTTAAATATTACTAACCCAAGACCCTTCGGGGACTATTTAAAAAAGGAGAATAGACATGGGAACAACTACATTTTCTGGTCCAATTAAGGCTGGAACAATTAAAGATACTACAGGAACAACTGTAGGAACCAATGTTGCCAATACTGGTTACGTTGTAATGTCTCAAACAGACTCTATCGCATACACTGACACCACTGATAAATCATTAGGTATTGTCATTCCTGCAAATTCACAAATCGTAGATATTAAAATCTTAGTAACTACTGCATTTAATGGTACAGGAGCAGACACAATGGATATTGGTATTGTTGGTAACTCTGATCTGTATGTTGATGGTGCAGATGTTTCTGCAGCAGGCGATGCTGCTTTAGGAGCAACTGCTTTAGTAACTAATTGGACAGATATTGGAACTTCTGATTTAAAATTAGCAGCTAAATATATTGACGCTAATGCAGACTCTTCTGCGGGTGCTGCACAAATAGTTGTATCATACGTTCAAAACAACAACTTATCATAGGAGGTAAACAATGGCCTTCGATAGTGATATTCAAGTTAAAGGGGCTGCCGCTAACGCAACAACAACTGTGTTCGCAGGTAGATCAAGACTAAAAGGTTTTATCATTGGTCCTGGTGCCAGTAATGGAACTGTCACCTTTAATGATGGTGGATCTGCTAAATTTAATGTAGCAGTAACAGGAGGCACTTCAGATGTATCAATGAGCATACCTGAACAAGGTGTGTTATTTACATCTAACCTCAACGTGACTACAGTTAATTGTACGGTAAATGTTTTCTACACCTAATGGCAGACAAACAACCACCAAAAACTAAAAAATATTTCCGCCCCACTAAACAAGGGGCGGGAATGACTAAGGCAGGAGTTAAACGATATCGTGCTGAGAACCCCGGTTCGAAGTTAAAGACCGCAGTTACAGGAAAAGTAAAACCTGGAAGTAAAGATGCCAACAGAAGAAAATCTTATTGTGCTAGAAGTGCAGGACAAATGAAACAATTTCCTAAGGCTGCCAAAGACCCTAATTCAAGATTAAGACAGGCTCGTAAACGTTGGAGATGTTAAATGGAGATAAGCGATAAGACAACAGTTGGTATGCCAATTAGAAATTTAATTTCTATTGTCACTGCCGTGGCATTAGGGGTATGGGCTTATTTCGGAATAGTCGAAACACTTAATCAACATTCTACTCGACTAGAACTAATGGAAAAAGATGTGGAGTTAAACACAGAGTTTCGAATTAAATGGCCCAGAGGTTTAATGGGTAATTTACCTGCTGATGATGAACAATATATGTTACTAGAATTCCTATCAGGACAGGTTGAAAAACAACAAGCGACTTTAGATGAAAATGCTGACACGAAAATTATGATTAAACATTTGGAAGAAATGGTAGATCAGCTAGAAAAAGATGTTGAAAAATTAAAAGATGCAACAAGAGAAATTAAGTTTGCAAACGGTAATGGAAACGGAGGCTACTAATGTGGAAAGTAGTTATTGTTCTTTGTCTATTTAGTGGCAATGGTGAATTATTAGAGCACACTTACACAGAAAGTGTTAGTGATTGTTTAGAGAAAAAACGTATAATGAAACGTAATATGGGTCCAACAGTATTAATTACTTGTGGTGAAGCAGAGGCGGAGCTAGAAGAAATTCAAGGAAGAATCTTCGTAAAAAGCATTCGCAAAAGGAATCATTGATGATAGGATAAAGTATGGAAAAGCTCTTTGAAAAATACCAATCATTAATTGTCAGAGGGTTAATTTTAATATTTGTAGTAGGTATGGCTTGGCAAAACCTCAGTAATAAGGTATCAGCTTTGGAAGAAAAACAACGATCAACAGATGAAATTTTAAAAGGATTAGATGAAAAAATAGATCAATTATTACAAGATATGGCTGTTGTTAAAGACAAATTAATGAAAGAATAATGGCAATCTCACGCTCACAAATGTCTCAACAAATAATGAAACC